TTGGTTCTTACTAAAAACAGTCGCAACCTCTTTCCAAAACTTACCACCATCATGACACGCTTCATAAGCGGCAAAAATGCAGACAACCTTCATTTTCGGGTTCTTCCATTGAAGCAAATCCCTTCTTTCTTCAGGATCGGCCAAGATTATTCTCGAAATGGAAGAGTCGAAATGAACTTTCCATTTCGTCCACCTGTTCAAGCCCAATTTATCTTTATGTTCCTCGGCCAATCTTAATTCTTCAGATGTCAAACAATCATAAATTTCATCAGAAATACGTTCACACGCTGTTTGAAATGAAAAAAGGTCCATCGTTTTTTTCCCTCCGGTTTTCTTGGTTTTCCCTGGGGCTGCTGTAACAGCCCCGGGGCTTTTAAAAGACTAGCACAAAAGGAACAACAATGTCTGGCGAGATCTGGCTTACACCAAAAGATATAGGAGAGATCTTAGGGCTTTCTGAACGTTGGATTCAAATACTGGCGGTCAAAAAGAATTGGGCAGATCGCCGCCGTCAAGATAAAGGTGGCGGATTTGAATATGAAATCCATTCTCTGTCTGCCTGTTTCCAGGCAAAAATCCTTTTGCACTTGAATCGACTGAATAACCCAGTCCAAAAGCCGGATGAACAAGACTTACATGAAGACTCAAAACGGCAGGCCATGTGGGCTCACTACGAACGCCGCCCGGCCAAAATTAAAGCTGAGGCGGCACGAAAAATGGAGATCATGGTTGCTCTGGATGACATGATTTCGAATGGTAAAAAGGGTCTCAAGACATTTGAAGAGGTGGCAAAGCAAACGGGAGAGAATGTAAAAACCTTATATCGATGGCGGAAAAGTTTAAAGGGGATTCCCCGCTCGGATTGGCTTCCTACCTTGGCTCCAGATTATGCCGGACGACAAGTTTTTACGGATATTTCCCCCGAAGCCTGGGACTACTTTAAGGCCGATTACCTGCGCCCGGAACAACCGGCGGCAACAGCCTGTTATGACCGACTGAAGCGGGCGGCAATCGAAAATGTGAACAAGGAAACCGGTGAATTTTGGTATATCCCCAGCTTGAAAACAATCATGCGAAAATTGGAACGGGAGATTCCCAATCTTGCCATAAAATTGGCCCGGGAAGGTGAAAAAGCGGCGTTGAGTGCGATTCCATCACAGGAACGCGATCACTCCGTTTTCCATGCTCTTGAGGCGGTCAACGCCGATGGCCACGTGTTTGACACTTTTGTTCTTTGGCCCGATGACAACCAGATTTATCGACCTCGCCTGTTGTCTTGGCATGATATCTACAGCGGGGTGATCCTCGGGTATCGGATCGACAGAACCGAAAATGTTGATATTATCAGACTCAGCTTGGGTGATGTCATCTCGAAATACGGAATTCCCCGGTATTGTTATCTGGATAACGGCCGTGGATTTGCCAGCAAGTGGATGACGGGCGGAACAAAAACCCGCTACCGGGGCAAGATCAAACCCGAAGACCCGGCCGGAATTTTGACGCAATTGGGCGTAGAAGTCCATTGGTGTAAGCCTGCTCACGGTCAGTCAAAGCCTATTGAGCGAGCCCACCGGGATCTCTGTGAATATGTGCCGAAACATCCGGCTTTGGCTGGGGCCTATACGGGCAACAATCCCATGGCCAAACCGGAAAACTATCGCAGTCGGGCTGTGCCGTTGGCGGAATTTTTGAAAGTCCTGGACGTTGAGATTCAGGCTCACAACGAACGCCAGGGCAGAAAAGCAAAAACCTGCAATGGCCGAAGTTTTATCGAAACTTTTAAAGAGTCCTATGAAAAATCCGCAATTCGGAAGGCTACCCCGGAACAGCTTCGCATGTTTTTACTCGCAGCCGAACGTGTCACGGTCAGCAAGACCGACGGGTCCATCGAATTCCTGGGAAATCGATACTGGAACGAACAGCTTTCTCAATATGTAGGAAAAGGTGCCTCCGCCCGTCATCTGGTCGCCCGCTTCGACCCTCAGGATTTAAGCAAGCCTTTGTATATTTATCTTCTCGATGGCCGCTTTGTTTGCGAAGCTGGACGGAAGATTGCCGCCGGCTTCAACGATACGCAAGCCGCGCGGGATCACAATCGGGCAAGAAACCAAATCGTCAAAGCCAACAAAAAGATTTTGGAATCGGAACGGCGCATGAGCGTTATTGAGGCGGCTCAGTTGCTCCCCGGTTCACCCAAGCCCGAAGAGGCGCTTGATTCAAAGGTTGTCCGCCCCCTTTTCAATAAAGCCCCGGCCCAGGTTGTGCCGGAAGAGCCCAAGGAAGAGACCGAAAACGCCTTCCACAAAACCATGGGCAAGCTCATTGCCTTTCATCGGTAAAAAAAGACGGGCCTTTGATGGCCCGTCAAAAAAAACTCATCTGGAGGTAATTGTAAATGGAACTGGAAAATACCGCAACACAGACTGGTACAAACATGGAAACATCAGTAGGCATGGGTGACGAAATGCGCCAAACCGTCAAAGCCCTGATGGAAGAGCTGGGTGTCACCCAGAACGCGGCCGCCAAGCGCATCGGTGGAATCTCGGGAACAACGCTCAGCCAATGGATTAACGGGAAATACCCGGCGAATGATTCCAACATCGTGGAAAAAGTGTCCAAATGGATCGAAACGGAAAAAATGCGGATTCAGTCGAAAACCGCGTTTCCGCCCGAACCGGACTGGATTGAAACCCCGACCTCGCGAAAGGTGATGAATGTTCTGGCATTCTCGCAGATGACCGGTCACATTGCCGTCATCTATGGGAGCGCGGGAGTTGGAAAGTCGAAAGGGGCAAAACGGTATACCCTCTTGAATCCGAATGCCTGGATGGCCACGATGAGCCCGCAGATATCTTCTGTTGGCGCGGCCCTGGAAGAAATCGCGGAAGCGGTTGGCCTGAAGGATATTCCCAGCCGGGCGGCTCGTGTCCACCGGGAATTGAAAAAGGCGTTGACCGGCACGAAAGGCCTTTTGATCATCGACGAGGCACAGCATTTGAGCGTTGAAGTGCTTGACGCCATTCGTTCGATTCACGATGCGGTTGAGGGGATGGTCGGCCTGGCTTTCATCGGGAATGACCGTGTGTATTCGCAACTGACGGGGGGCGGCAAACGATCTTTGGAATTCGCGCAGCTCTTCAGCCGGATCGGGAAAAAGCAATCTTTACAGCGACCGACTCAGGGTGACGTTGAAGCACTGGTGAAGCACTTTGGGATTGAAGGGAACGCGGAACTCAGCTTTCTCAAGGAATTGGCACAAAAACCGGGAGCCCTGCGGGGAATGACGTATACCATGCAGCTCGCCTCGGTTTTTGCAATGGGGGAGAGTGAAAAAATTCGGTTGTGCCATTTGCAAGATGCTTGGAAAGATCTGGTGGGGGGGGCTTGAAGATGATGGAAATCGTCAAAAAAATTGAGAAGTTAGCTGAAACCGGATTGGCTATATCCAATTTAGCTTTGGACATTGCCTTGGAAACAGTGAGAAAGACCCCCGATTGGGATAAAGTGCAGCGCATTAATTTCGAGTTGTATGCGCTGATCCAGCGCCAGGAGCATGAAAAATCTGAATTGAAAGAGAGTTTGATCCGGCTTGAAAACGAAGAAAAAAGCACTTCTATGCCACTTTGCACGGAAGTTCATTTCCACTAGGGTTTGCCTCCTCCGCTGGTTGCACGCTTTCGTGCTTACTTGCAGAGGTGAAATGAGGCCGTGGGTTAGGCCATGTTGCGACTGTTTAAACGGTCAGATGGTTTGGGAATTATATCAGCGAAAAGGAGCACATCATGAGTAAGGTAAAACTTGAAATGCCGACACGGGAAACCGCGATTGAACTGATCGCGGAAATAGGGAGACGACAGCGGGAACAGGAGCGCCTGCAGGCGGATATGAACGACGAACTGGCCCAAATAAAAGAAAAATATGAACGCCTTTCAGATCCGCATAATCAGGCGATTAAAGAAGCCGCTTTGCGCGTTCATCTCTACTGCGAAACACACAAAAAAGATCTGACCTCGGATGGAAAAACCAAAACGGTTTCGCTGATGAGCGGTGAGGTGAAGTGGCGATTGGCCCCCAAAAAAGTAAACGTCCGGGGAACTGAATTGGTCATAAAAACATTTAAAAAGCTTGGATTGGAGCAGTTTATCCGAGTCACGGAAGAAATCAACAAGGAGGCCATTCTGGCTGACCCCAAAGCGATCGCCGGGGTAAAAGGGATCAACATCACTCAAAAAGAGGATTTCTGCATCATGCCCTTCGAAACGAAGCTGGAAGTGGTGGCGTAAAAAATATCAACCCGCCGAAAACTAACGCTAAATTCTAAAATTGAAATTACGGAAACAGCGATCAGAAAAGAAAAAAGTCAAAAATGATAGGGGCAAATGAATGAAAAAAAATACGGAAAATACCGAAACTGAAATCCAGGAAGAGTATCGAGAAAAATACCCGGTTCATCCCGTTGCGGATTTTTTCCCAATGATGGACGAAGAAGAATACGAAAGTCTGCGTGAATCCATTAAATCAGATGGTTTAAGAGACGAGATTTTACAATTCCGTGGTCATGTGGTTGACGGTCGAAATAGGCTTAAAGCTTGTTTTGAATTAGGGCTTGAGCCAAAATTCACCGAATATCTCGGGACGGAAGAAGACCTTGAAGGATTCATTTTTTCAAGAAACTATCATCGCCGACATTTATCAAAAGAACAAAAGAAGGATCTGGCCATTCTTTTGAGAGAAAAAGGGCGGACCCAGGATGAAATTCGTCAGTTTCTGAAAATATCGATTGGAACGGTCAATAGTTGGCTCAAAGAAAAGCACCAAATGGATGATCGGGAAACCCGCGAAGATGCCCTGGGTCGGAATCGACCACGATCATATAACAAAAAGCTCAAATCCGAACCCGAAGAAACGGAAGAGGAAAAGCTCGAACGCCGCATTCAGGAAGCCAGAGACGAGCTTTCCGCGTGGAAAGAATCGTATGAAGATTTGGGTTCCCATCTGGGAATGCTTCTCAAAGAAGTTTCCCTGAAACTTCCGCATATCAAATTGAAAGCCCTGAAATAAAGCTGGAAAGGAGTTCCCCGTGAGCGAATCAGAAAAAAAAGAAGTATGCGAGTATCCGGAAATTCTGGCGACTATCGCCGACCACGTTTCCGAATATCTTACTTCGGAAAAAGGCTTTTCCGATCAGGAGGCCGCAAAGGTCGGCCTTGGAGTCTCTGAAGCCGTCAGACTGGCTTTCGGTGGCGAGGATGTGTATATCCCGAAAGCCATTTCATACGAGTGCTCCAAGCGGGATATGGAAATCCTTGAAATGTTCAATGGTTCGAATTTTCGGGAGGTTTGCCGAAAATTTAAAATTTCCCGGCGTCGCATTCACCAGATAATTTTTGCGACGAAAAACGGGAAGCAGTTATTCATGGATTTTTAATATGTCGACGAAACCAAAAAAACTCGTTCCGGGTGTGGATATCAGCCAAGAGTGTTACAACCTCGCGGTTCAGGCGTTTAAGAAACGGAAGGAAGCTGAAAAGAGGTTATCGGAAAAAGGGCTGAAACTCTGTCCCATGTGTCAAGCGATCGTGGTGCCTGAAAAGTGGGAATGCTGTGCGATTTGTGCAAACAAACAGAAAGGAAAAACCTATGGACAAGGCGGCCAAGGCGGAATTGCCAAGGGGTGAATTCCGAACCCTGCAGGGGCGTATTAAAATGGCTCAAAAGGCCCTTGGAATGGATGACGATCTGTATCGTGAAATGCTCTTTAATCATACCGGCAAGCGAACGACCAAAGAAATGACGATTGTGGAATTAAAAAAGATCTTGGCGTTCATGAATGGAACGAAAGCCAATTCTCGAACGGATCGGCCCCGCAACATGAAGGACCCAGCCGTTGGCAAGATGCTGGGCAAAATTGAAGCGATGCTTTTGGAGGCCAAGCGAGAATGGGCTTACGCCCATGGAATTGCAAAGAAAATGTTCGGGGTCGATCGCCTGGAATTTTGCCGGGCGCAACAAATTTATAAGATCGTGCAGGCGATGATGATGGATGCAAAAAGGCATGGTCGACGAACGGAATAAAATGAATCCGCCCGAAATCATTGACGAGCGTGCTGCTGAGGTTATACAAGCGTGCAATGCCTATTTAAAAGCCATTTTAAGCGGTGACGAAAAGGCGATGGAAAAAGCCTTTCGAGATTGGGAAAAACTTTTGGTTTGTGTTAAAAATGATTTGTAAACTTTGTCCTCAATAAAATCCTCTCACTTTTCCCCCGACGTTTTGTCGGGGGATTTTTTTTGGAAATGTTTCCCTGTAACGAAGCTGACTTTGCCGGTAATCTGAAACCAGCGTGCAAGGAGGGAAACATGGTCGATATCAGCAACAACAAAAGAACGGTCAGGCTTGCCAACTACTCGATTACCGAGGGTTTGTGCAGATGCGGGTGCGGTTTCGGCCCTACGGAACGGTGCCTCATTGCTCACCAGGCGTTTCACGATGCCCTGGAACGTAAATTCGGCCGGAAAATTCGGCACCTCATTACCGGTCCCGCACGGTGCAAGGCCCACAACGAAGCACTGATCAAAAGCGGGGAAAAGGCCGCGAAAGATAGCCGTCACGTCTACGGCGAAGCTCTTGACGGGCGTTGGTATATCGAGATAGGCCCGGGGAAGTGGGAGCAGATCGATTACGAAATCATTGCGCAAGAGGCCATTAAATCTGGTCTTTTCGGCGGTGTCGGTTACAAAACCTATGCGGCCGCGAAAAAAAACCTGGTCCATCTGGATGTCCGGATGGGCGGTGAAATCGACATCTGGTAATGGAGAAGGAGAATTATCATGGCATTTGCTGAACTTGGAAGCATTCAACCCCAGGACCCATGGGCTGTTCCGAACATCATTTTGTATGTTTTGCTTTTTATTCAGGTTTTGAAACTGTTCCGTCCCGTTCTGGAAAAGTTCTCCTGGGGCAAAACCTTTTTCGGTGCCCTTGACAAAGGAACCGAGTTCGTAAAAGAAGTGGCCCCTCTTGTTTTTGACATTGTGGAAGCCGCCAATAAAAAAGGAATTCTGGAAAATACCAAGCCGGTGGCGTTCCTTCTCCGGCTTCGTGAGGAGGCTCAAAAACAGGGAATCGTTTTGTCTCCCGATCTGGAAGCCAAAGCTCAATTGATCGCTTCAGCAAAAGCCGCTAAGGATCATCTTCCGAATGTGGTTCCGCTGAGTGAGATTCTAGGCTCTTCAAAAGCAGAAAATCCTGAGGCTAAGCAGATTGTAAAAGATACTCTTGATCAGCTTTTAAAAGTCGCTAAAAAGGATCTGTCATGATTCGAAAATTCATTGCTACGATTCTGATTGTTTCGGTCTGCCTCATGGGTAGCGGTTGCAAGAGAAAAGTCGTGCGCGAGCGAGCCAAAAAAGCGATTGCGGCAATCACGCAGGAACAGGTTGAAAACGTCGTTCGATTGATGGGCGTTCCTGACCCGGTTATTCAGGGGGTGAAGTTCATCAAAGGCACGTTCTTTTAAGGAGAACAAACATGGACTGGCATGCGATTGGGGTGATACTTGGCGGCATCGGCCTCATTGGGGGCATTCTGGGTTTTCTCTTCAAGAATCTCATTGAAAAGAGATTTGAGGCGTTTGAGACGACGTTGCAGAGCCAACAGACGACGATTCAAACGTTGCAACTTACCTTCCAGAAATTGCAATCGGAAACTCCCGGAACGTATGTGAAACGTGAAGAATGCACCCGCTGCAAAGAGGACTGGACCTATCTGCAATCGGTTATCGATGCCAAACTCGACATCTTAAATAAGAAACTTCGAAAGCTTGCGGCTATGGTCGTTACCGTGGATTCAGTTAAAGGGAAAAGGACCTAAACGGAGGGTTGATCAATGACGGAAAAGCATCTGAATAACTCATTTTTAAAGATTGTTCGTTGGCGAATTTTGGTAACTCTCGAAGCGGCCAGACCCAACAATGTTTCGGAGCATTTAATCATTCAGGTTTTAAATGATTCCGAGTGTGCCACGTTGCCCTTCAGTATCAGACGGGAACTCGATTTTCTTGAACTTCTTCAGTTGATTAAAATTGAGAATAAAAAGAAATCGCCCTGGATCGTTTCCTTGACTGCTGAAGGAATGAAAGTGGTGCAAGGCTTGGCTGATGCGCCCGAAGGCATCGCCAGACCGGAGTGGGAATAATGCCCATTTCAAGCAAGGTCTCAGGACTCCCGCCCGAAGTGCGGGAATGGTTGGATAAAGCCCTGGTTGAAGGAAATTTCGGCGATTACGAAGCTTTGGCCGATGCCCTTCATACCAAGGGCTTTGCCATTTCAAAATCAAGCCTGGGACGGTATGGAAAAAACTTCAAAGAGCGGCTTGAAACCCTTCGTGAAGCCACACACCTGGCACGCGAAATCAACCAGGCTTGCCCCGACGATGAAAACGCCCTGGGCGATGCAACCATGAGACTTGTACAAGAACACGCCTTCAAAATCCTGATCGAACTCAAAAACGAAAAGGACACGTCCAAGCAGGTCACACTCATCGGAAAGATGGTTGCAAGCCTCAATAAATCATCACTTTCGCAGAAGAAATGGATGGCCGAGGTTCGGGACAAAGCCAAGAAAGCGGCTGAGGAAGTTTCCCAGATTGCCAAAAAAGGCGGTTTGTCCGATGAAGCCGCCGATCTGATAAGACAAAAAATTATTGGAGTGACCTCTTGAGCACACCCTATGCGTTTCTGCCGTATCAGATCAAGTGGGCCGCCGATAGGACGGAAGTGAAAGTCTGGGAAAAATCCCGGCGTGTTGGCGCAAGCTGGTGCGAAGCTGAAGATTCAACAAACCTTGCCGCAAAGACCAAGGGCATGGATACCTGGTATATCGGCTACAACAAAGATATGGCCGAAGAATTCATTCGGGATGTCGCTTTTTGGGCAAGAGTTTACAACCATGCTGCAAGTGAAATGGAAGAGGAAGTCATCGAGGATGAAGACAAGGACATCCTTACTTTTAAAATCACATTTGCGTCAGGATGGAGGGTCACGGCGCTTTCTTCGAGACCGGCCAACCTTCGAGGAAAAAAAGGAAAGGTTGTCATTGACGAAGCTGCTTTTCACGATGATTTGGAAGGGCTTTTAAAAGCTGCCTTAGCTCTCATTATTTGGGGCGGAAGGGTGGTTGTTCTTTCAACTCATTTCGGAGATGCTAACCCCTTCAATGAATTAGTGCAAGACTGCCGGGCAAAAAAACTGCCTTATAGTCTGCATAGAACCACATTCGAAGATGCTTGTGCTGAAGGTCTCGGTGAGCGCGTTTGCCTTCATACTGGGGTTCCTTGCACACCGGAAACATTAAAAGCCTGGAAAGACAAAATTTACGCAATCTATGCCGCCAATGCAGCCGAAGAGTTGGGCTGTATCCCCTCAGGCGGAACCGGAATATATTTTTCCAGGGCTCTTGTTGAATCGATCATGGACGCATCAATTCCGGTCATTCGCTATTCGAAGCCAGATTCCTTTGCAATCTTGGGGGATGATGTCCGATTTGCCGAAGTTGAAGAATGGTTAACAACGATCATCCAGCCGCATATTGATCGAATTAAACCGGGTTCAAGGTTTCATTTTGGATGGGATTTTGGCCGCAACAACGATCTTTCATCATTAACCCCTTTAATTGAAGATCAATGCCTTAAAGGAAGGGTTCCTTTTATTTTGGAACTTCGAAATATCCCTTTTAAACAACAAGAGCAAATTCTTTTTTTTATTTTGGATAGGGTTCGAATGTTCATTTCAGGAGCGATGGATTCAAGGGGAAATGGACAATACCTGGGTGAAGTTACCATGCAAAGATACGGCGCAGCCAGAATCGCTCAGGTGATGTTGACAGCCGAATGGTATCGAGAAAATATGCCCCGCTATAAAGCAGCCATGGAAGATAAAAACTTCATCACAGCCAAAGATGCCGATGTCCTCAACGATCATAGGTCGGTTCAGGTTGTAAAGGGAGTTCCAAAAGTTCCTGATAATGCTCATACCAAAGGTTCGGACGGTGGAAATCGCCACGGGGATTCGGCTGTTTCCGGGTGCCTGGCTTGGTTTGCGAAAGGAATGGAAGCTGGTCCAATTGAGTATCAAACAGTCGGGCCGGAACGGGAAAGTTACAATTTATCGGACTATACGGGGTGATTATGAAAAACAATGACAAACGCGCATCAGCGGTTATCGAGCTTGCTGAAGAGCCTATCAAAACCCAGGACTTGACCACCGAGATCGCCACGGTGGCCAGGGACTTTACCATTTCCGCTTACGGCGGGGTTTTGAACCCTCAAGACCCGACTCTTGCCACGCGTGGAGGGGCTGAAGGGTATCGGCTTTATGACGATATCGAGCGCGATTGTCACGCCTACGCAGTTTTGCAAAAACGAAAGGATGCCATTATATCGCGTGAATATCAGGTGGTTCCAGCTTCCGACGATCCGAAAGATGCCGAACCCGCCGCTTTTATTCAAAGCGTTTTGAAAAAAATACCTTTCGATCAAATTTGTAGAGACCTTCTCGATGCCGTATTAAAAGGTTTTGCGGTTGTCGAACTGCTTTGGGAATCGACCGAACTAGGCTTGATTCCTACGAAAGCCATTAGCAAAAACCAAAGACGGTTCGTATTTGACACCGACCGAAACCTTCGCCTTCGGACTCTGGACCAGTTTTACCAGGGCATTCCCCTTCCCCCGAGGAAATTTTTGGTCCATCAGTTCGGATCCAAAGACGGCGATCCGTATGGCCTCGGTTTGGGGACCAGGCTTTTCTGGCCGGTTTGGTTCAAACGCCAAGGCATTACTTTTTGGTTACAGTTTGTCGATAAGTTTGCGTCTCCAACCGTAAAAGGGACCTATCCGAGAGGGGCCGGAAAGTCGGAAAAAGCCTTGCTTCTTGAAGCCTGTGAGGCGGTAAGCAGCCGTGCCGGAATCACGATCCCTGAGGGAATGATGATGGAATTCATGGAAGCTGCACGAACCGGTTCCATCCAAACGTATGAAGGCCTCTGCCGCTATATGGATGAGCAGATCAGCGAAGCGACTCTTGGTGAAACCGGAACCACGAATCAAAGCGGAACCGGCGGTAGCAACGCCCGGGACGAGGTCGGCAATGAATGTCGTTTGGAAATTGCGAAATCCGACTCTGATGCCGAGTCTGAATACCTGAATGCAAGCCTCATCCGGTGGACCGTCGAAGTGAACTTCCCGGGGGCAAATCCTCCGGGTGTCTGGAGGGTTTTTGAAAAACCCAAGGATCTGAACAGCCTCGCCGATCGAGACAACAAACTTTCAAATCGGGTCAGCTTCCGGAAAAAATACTATCAGAAAACCTACGGGTTCGAAGAAGATGACTTCGACCTGGTTGAACCAGGTCAGGCATCAATCGGAATGCCCGCTTTTTCTGAGCCCGGCCGGGCCGATCTCGTTGACACGATGACGGGAAACCTCACAAAAACCGTTGATCCGATCATGATGGGGATGATCGGCAAAGTGCGGGCATTGCTTGCCCAATCAAAAACTATCGAAGAGTTCCGCGACAAGCTCGTTGACTTGTATAGCCAAATGGACGGAAAAAAACTCACTCAGGTTGTTCAACAGGCGCTCATGACTTCCGAAATGGTTGGTCGGGCCGAGGTGCAGAGTGGCAAATAAACCGGAAATCCGTCTCAATTTCGGGAATCAGCCTTTTCAGGAGCAGCTTGATTACTTCAAGCAAAAGGTGAACCTGCCGACCGAAAAATGGGACGACCTGAAACAGGGAATGCACGCTCGAGCGTTCGTGATTGCCGGGGCAACTCAGGACGCCCTGCTCACTGATTTCCGCACGTCCATTGAAAAGATCATGGAAAACGGGGGCGGGCTCAAGGAGTTCCGCGAAGATTTCGACAACATCGTCCAAAAGCACGGGTGGGAATTCAACGGTGACCCCGGCTGGCGCTCACGGGTAATTTTTGAAACGAATATGAGAACGGCTTATATGGCCGGTCGTTACAAGCAAATGACGACGCCGACCAATATGAAGATGCGGCCGTATTGGCAGTATCTGCATGGGAATTCTAAAAATCCAAGGCCGGAACATTTAGCCTGGCACGCGATAGTCCTTTTAGCCACTGATCCCTGGTGGCGAACGCATTTTACCCCGAATGGGTGGGGCTGCACATGTTATGTCGGTTCGCTTTCAAAACGGGATCTGGAACGGGAAAATCTTCAAGTTTCCGAGGCTCCGACCGCCCCTGATGACACCACTGGAATTGACGAAGGATGGAATTATAACGTCGGTGAAACTGCCTGGGGACGGCCTTTGTCTGAAGAAATCATGAACGAAGCCAAAACCACGAAAGCCGATTGGGAAAATATTACTCCGGGCAACCCTGATTTTTACGGTCTTCCTGAGGATTTGCCGCTT